AATACTTCGCCGTTATTTTCTCTAAAGTTTGTAAATTGAATTGAATTTTTGTACGTTGCGTTACACGCAGCCATCCAATCTTCGTCTTTAAGATCGAGCATTTTGAGATATCTATTAATATGCCCCAATGTGCTTTCACCTACTCCTACTGTGCCAATACTTTTAGATTCAATTAATGTAATATCTAAGTGTGGGCAACATTTAGAAAGTGCCGCTGCTGTCATCCAACCGGAAGAGCCGCCGCCTACAATGGTTACTGTTTTAATTTTCATATCTGTTCCTTTGGTAGTAATCTTATAATATACTACTATTATTTATCCTATGGTCAAGGTGACACAAATAAAAAAAGGCTCCGGAGAGCCTTTTAATATTGGAGTATATGTTACGTTTTTACTGTATTATTGACCCGGAATTGGATCATTTGATTTATCTGTCCAACCACTGTATCTTTTCCAAGCTGGTAAATCTTCTGTACTTGAATGACAAGGTTTATTTTCACTTGGTTCTGTAGTATTTCTAAGTACCATTGCTTGTTCTTCAGTGATCAGTTCTGGTGCTGCTGGTGCAGGTATCATTGATTTTACTGTAGAAATGTGTGATGCCCATGGTCCTGAAGCAGAAATACTTCCTGATTCTTGAACTTCATGGAAGATCATATCTAACTGTTCACCAACTTCACCATAAGCAACTCTACGTGCTTCTGAATCTTGTGTATAAGGACCATCTCTTTCGATCCAAATCATTTGTTGTTGTTGTGGGGACCATTCTAAGGTCCAATCTAAAGTGATCTCATCTGGTGCATCTATCCATTGGATTGACGCATCTGGACCATTATAGATTTCAAACTCTTCGCCAGGTTCTCTAATGTCTTGAACCCAACCTTGATATCCTATAAGTGCTTTTTTCATGGTTTAATATACTCCTGTTATCTTTTATTTATTACTTATATTCCTCAACGACAACCATGCCTGGTCTTCCATCTGAACCTCTATGTCCATGGAAATACCCGCCTGTACCACCTGTACCAGGCGCACTGTGTCCTTGATGATTGTGTGCAAAATGTCCACCCTGTGGGTGACCTGACGGTGCTGCACCACCAAAATATGTTGATCCACCTGGACCAAACGAGTGGTGATGACACCCACCACCACCTTGGTGAATATTTAGGTTACCGCCTGAGCCGTTACCACTTACTCCACCACTGTGTTGATTCTGTCTATTAGCCCCATGTCCGCCACTAGCTGACATATAAGGACCAAAACTAGTACCATTACCATTACCACCTGCGCCGGAGTAATAAGTTCCTCCACCGCCACCGCCAATACTAACTGATACTGAACTAATTCCTGTTACATCCATTATTCTTTCTGAATATCCACCAGCTGCTCCTGATTCTCCGTGGCCACTTGCACCACCTCCGCCGCCTACTAGTTTAATTCTAATGTATCTTACGCCACTTGGTCTGTTCCAAGTACCGTTACCTGTAAAAACCTGTATACCTGAGAAGCCTTCGTTTCTATATTCTAAAGCATTACCTGCTGAGTTTGCAGAAAGGATAGTGTTACTTCCGCCAACACTTGTAAGTCCAGTACCACCTCTACTAACCGGAACAGTACCTGTTACTACTGATGATCCTAAATTAACAGAACCGTCTGCTAGTTTGTTTGAGTCGACAGCGCCTGATGCAATATCACTTGCTGTAACTGTAGTAGCAGCTATTTTTGATCCTGTTAGTGTGGCATCAATAAATGCTTCGCCTGTATAATTTTTTAATGTCTGATAATCAAATGCCATTTTAATAGAACTCCGTAATTACGATTATTCCTGGTCTTCCGTCAGCACCTCTGTGTCCACTAAAGTATCCTGAAGTTCCTCCTGTTCCTGGAGATGAATGTCCTTGATGGTTATGTGCAAAGTGTCCACCTTGTGGATGTCCTGACGGACCTGGTCCACCAAAGAAACTTGCGCCTCCCATTCCTGCTGAACGTTGTTCATGACTTCCACCTGCGCCACAATAGATGTTTAAATCTCCACCTGAACCAACACCAGGCAACCCGCCATTATGTTGATTGTGTCTGTTAGCACCATGGCCTCCACCAGCTGATAAGTAAGGTCCAAAACTAGAACCATTACCATTACCACCTGCGTTAGAGTAGTATGTACCACCACCTCCACCGCCAATGTTACAGCTCACTGAGCTAATACTTGTTACATCAAGTACTCTTTCTGAATATCCGCCTGCTGCTCCTGATTCTCCATGTCCTGAACCACCACCGCCTCCGGCTTGTACTTGTACTAAAATATATCTTACGTTAGCTGGTCTACTCCAAGTACCTGTACTTGTGTAAACACTCATACCTTTAATACCTGTCGGTGCAAAGGTTAAGTTATTATTACTTGAATTCATTGTTAGTGCTTGGTATCCTCCACCAACACTAGTTTGTCCAGTACCACCTTTATTAAATGCCGCTGTACCAGAAACTACACTACCACCTAAGTCAACAGCACCTGCTGACATTTTATCAGCAGTAATAGAACCGTTTGCTAGTTTTGCGTTTGTGACCGAATCTGTACCTAAATCTGAGCCGGTTATGGTTGCACCATCTAAGGAAGTATTGCTTAATCTTTTAAGTGTTTGATAATTAAATGCCATTCTCTTTCATACTCCTTAATAGTAATTAGTTACAATAATCATGCCAGGTCTTCCATCTGAGCCTCTGTGTCCGTGGAAGTGTGAGCCTGCGCCACCTGTACCTTGAGTACAGTGATTTTGGTGATTGTGTGCAAAGTGTCCACCTTGTGGGTGATTACCTGGTGCACCACCTCCAAAATATGTGTTTGCTGTACTCTGAGCACTATAAGCGTGGTGACTAAATCCGCCACCTTGGTGAATATTTAAATTTCCACCTGATCCATTTCCACTTACTCCACCACTATGTTGGTTTTGTCTATTTGCTCCATGACCGCCACTTGCACTTAAATATGGTCCAAAACTAGAACCGTTACCATTACCAGCTGCACCGGAGTAGTATGTACCACCTCCGCCACCACCAATACTTACTGATACTGAACTAATACCTGTTACATCTATAAACTTTTCTGAGTATCCACCTGCAGCACCACCTTCTCCGTGGCCGCCACCGCCGCCACCTGCGCCTTGAACTTGTACTCTAATGTATCTTACACCACTTGGTCTACTCCATGTACTATTACCTGTATAAACATTCATACTTGCAATACCATGTTGGTCAGTAGTTAGTGCTGAGCCATTACTTCTTACAGCTCTATATGCTCCGCCGCCACTGTTAATACCTAAACCACCTTGCGCAACGGATAAAGCACCTGTTGCTTTAGCACTTCCTAAATCTACAGCACCCGAAGCCATCTCGTCAGACCCAACTGCTCCGGCGGCTATGTTTCCAGAAGTTACAGTTGTGTTCGCTAAGTCTACTTGTGCTAGACTTCCGTCTACAATTGCAGCCCCTGTAACTTTCTTTAACGTTTGATAATCAAATGCCATTTTATTCTATGCTCCTGTTAAATTGATGCCACTAACCAACCACTTGCTGCGTCAGTATATTCTAATGTAAACGATGCTCCATTAGTACTTACAGTCATATTATCAGAAGCTCTCATAATTTTTAAACCGTTAGCACCAACTGTTAAGTTATTAGTACCAAATGTTCCTGAGTAATCTTGAAACTTAACTGTATCACCTTCTACTGGAGAACCTGGTAATGTTACCGTAACTGGTCCGCCTGCACTATTAACAATATAGAATGTATTTGACAGAGCTGCTGTTGCCGCTGTAATTACTACTCTCGGTAACTCTCCAACTATGTGCCATTGTACAGCGTTATGGTTATAAACTTCTAGAATATTTTTAGAAGTATTATAATATAAAGCGCCGGAGTTAGCACTAGGAGGGCGTTGAGCAGTAGTGCCAGATGCAATCAGTGGCTGATCGTTAAGTCCTTGTCCTACTATTCTTCCCATGTTTATCTCTCCTTATGCTGTTGAAGTTTCAATACCTAAGCACACAGCCGATACGTTAATTGCGTTTGATCTAACAACAACGACCTTAGATGCGTCAAGCACTATACCTGTTCTTTCTAGTACACCGTTTGCAGTTACCTGTGAGTCATACTCTATGTAATCTGCGTCTGCTGGTGTTCCAGAGGAACTAACTGCTATCCTTACTGTTGCAGCACTTGAAGACCTATTACAGATATTTACCGTTACTACGCTAAAGTGATCTGCAGGTACTGTGTATAGGGTAGTGTCAGTAGCCGCTGCAAGGTCTGCTGTCCCTAAAATTCCTGTTGCCATTATATTTTTCTCCGTTTATAATTTATTTCTAGTTTAAGAAGTACTGCCATGCAATTGGAAGTCCTCTAACTCCACCTTTGAAATTTAGGTTAGCATTAACCTTAATTGCCGCTTGTGTAGTTGTAGTTATCTGTGTTCCAGCAATGTAAATTGCACCTGCTGTAACACTATTTACGTTAAGTGATGCACCACCGCCACCAATTTGTGAACTGATGTAAGCCTTAATAGCTCTTTGTGTTGGTACAACACTATCACTATCTGCTGTGAAGAATGGGTCTGTACTAAATTCTTCAATTGAAGCAGATCCTCCACCTAGCGTAACCTCACCAAGTGTAAGTTCTTGTAGTCCTGCAATGTTAAATGCATCAGCATTCAATGTTGCAACACCAGTTGACTGTTCAACACTAAACAATCCACCAACTCTAAAGTTACCATCTTGGTCAGTTGCTGTGTAGAATACTCTACCACCGCTACGTTCCCTGGTTTCGTTAGCCTGTATAGGATCTTGTGTTGGAAGCCCTGGATAATTAGTTTCAGTAAAGTTACCTGTACCAATATCTAGGAAGTCATGTCCTGTTAAACGTACCTGCGAGTACTTAATTCTAGTTGTTACACTAGTACCGTGTGCAGGAACATTAATAACTTTCATATCCGGTGATACTTGTAAGAAACATGTATAAGCACCTGGGTTTGTACCTAGTTGTGTTATAATGTTAACAAGTTTAAACGTATCATTTGGTAAATGTCCAAACACAACGTTTGATCCTGTTACCGGAATATTTGTAAGTTGTCTAACAGCAATGAACGAACCACTTTGGAAGAAGTCAGCAAATCCATCACCACCTGTTAAGTCAGCGGAAGCTGAAACATATCCAGTTCCTCTACTAATGAATGTTGGGTTCGCTAACACACCGTTACCAATTCTAACTATAAACGGTACTGCGTAAATCTCACTTGGGTCAGTAATAGTTAGTGTTGGAACACTATCATATCCTGCTCCTGGTTCAATAAGTCTAATTGAAAAGATCTTGTTCTGCGCAACAAACGTTCTAGCTTTTGCTGTAACACCCAGTCTTGATCTTGAAGCAATTGCTCCTGATACAACTGGAATTGTTACCCAATAACCTTTTTTGCCTGATACACCATGTCCACATGCCATATAACCTTCACCTACTTGGTCTCCAGTTACACCTTCTAGTGATTTCCATGTCCAGTTAAATCCGTCTTGCGATGTAGCAACATCATTAAAGCCGTCTAATCCGTCTATGTATGCTGTAGCAACAAACTGTCCTTGTCCGTATTCAACTCTTTGCAATCCTGAAACTGCTGTTGAGTCTGGAGCACCCATTGGCATCGCTACCCATGTTGCGCCATCTAATGACATAGCACCTGTGTTGTTATCACTTGCTACTGCAACAAAGTGTCCATTACCCCATGCAACATCTGTCCATGCTCTTGAAGCCGGAAGTGCTGCTGCTGTCCAAGTTATTGCATCTGTTGAGTATTCAACAACTGTTGAGCTTGGTTTAATTGCAACAAACAATCCTTTACCATATTCGATTCTTGTATGTCCAGTGTTGTTAAGTGTTCCTGTAATATCCCACTCAACTCCATCTAGTGAAATAGCAACTGTAGCTGATCCTGCTTGTACTGCAACAAACTTGCCTTCACCGTATGTAACATCAGTCCATGTTCCGCTTGATGGCATAGTAGAAGTTACCCATGTAATACCGTCATCGGAGTATGCTGCTGTTGCAGTTCCTGTTGCTACTGCAACATATCTACTTTGTAATGCTACAGTTGATCCATCGTCAATCAATCCGTGTGCTATAGATGTCCAGTTAGCATTTGGCATAACGTTTGCTGTCCAAGTTTTACCATCAGTACTATAAGCACCTGCTGCTGCACTTGATTTAACAGCTACCCATGCACCTTCTTGTGCTGAACCTTCTGTTTCAATTTCTAAAATTACACCGTTAGTGTCTACTGATACAACTGTTACTGTAATATCATTTGTGGTTGCTGCGCCTCCAACATTGTTACCAGCAATAGTAAATGTATCGTAACGTGTATATCCTGTTCCGCCACTTACAAGTGTTGTAATGTATTTTCCGCCGTTTTTAATAACTTGGAAACTAGCACTTGAACCACCACTGTTATTGTATGTTGAACTTGGTAAGTAAACTCCTGTTCTTGCACCCCATAATACATCTTGCCATGCACCACTTGTAGGAAGTGTTACACCTTCTGAACTATCAGTTGGAGCACTAAATACCGCTCTTGGTTCAACTGTATATGTTGATGAAGCATCTGGAGCAACAATTGTTGTACCTGCTACA